GACTTAAGCATTTCTACTTCTGCCTGCAAAGATTTTACAGTTTCTACTAAATCGCTAAAGGCTGATGTAATAGTGTTCTTGATTTCTGCAATTGACTCTGCAACTACATCATCTGATTTAGATACTTCTGAAGTTTCTTCTGTTGATTCTGCTACAACTGTCTCTTCAGACTTTGCAACTTCCTCTGTTGCTGTGGCTTCTTCAGCCTTAGCAACTTCTTCTGCTACTGGAGTCTCATCTGACTTTTCAGCAACTTCTGCAACAGGAGCCTCTACTACGGCATCTGCCTCTGGAGCGATTTCTTCTGACTTTGTAACTTCTGTTGTTTCTTCAACAACTGTTGTTTCTTCTGTCATAGGATTTACCTCCTTGTTAATCTTAGAAGTATTAATGCCTTTAGCACTATCAACTAAGAATTTGACCATATCTATCTTTTCATTATCCGTTTTTTCAACGAATCCTATATTTTTCATTGGGTTTCCGCTTGTTGGACTAATAACAGATTCCTCTTCTGAAACCATAACAATTCCAGACTCTTCATCATAAAAAACATTTTCAAGTGCAACATCCTGACCCTTAACAACAGCAACACCATCAACCTTTTCAACGTGCATGATATTTGCAAATTGATTTGCTGGAGAGTCAACGAGTGACAACTCTACGAGATCATAATCTTTAATAATTCTAATTGTGGTATCTGACTTTTCGTCATATCCATCATCCCACTTGTTCATGCGACCACCAATTGAAAATCCTGTGTATGTGCCATCTAAAACTTTTTCCCATGCATCTTGTGCACCCTTTGAAACATATGCAGAAACAAACACTCCGTTATAAAACTTTTTTGAGTTTGGATCAAAATATCTATCTTGCTTAAATGAAACCATCTTTCCAACTGCAGATGGCTGATGCATCTCACGAATATTTCCACGGAATTCTGAAAATGCCTTCATTGATGCTTCTGCTGTAACTATATCACCCTGCTTATCAACATTGTCAAGGGATGCAAAACCAGAGACGATGCGACGCTCCTTATCTACCTTGGCAAATGGTAGTGAAAGGCGAACGTTGTCGCCCTCTGTATTCCAATGGGCTTTAGATATAGTCATACTAGAATATATTATATAACCTTTTTTACTATGTGTTAAAAATCACTTATTCTGATGCCCTGCCTTCACCCTTGGGATTTCTCCCATTAACGGTGGCTGATCCATCGGACTGATTATTAACTCTTTCTGCATCTCTTTGTCTACCCTGATTTAATTCTGCTGGCTCGTCTCCTCCAGCAATCATTGGCAAACCAAGAATTTGTCGTGCCTCATTTGGAACCATGACCTGGGTTTTTACATATCGCTCCAAGATTTGAGACTGTGCAATTTCGTCTGTTAGAGTGAGTTCATTAAACTTTAACTCCAAAATATCTGTTTTTTCTCTTATTACTTTGTTAATCATCTTTTCAAGTTGACGCTGTGCTGGTCTTGCGACCTGTTCTTTAAATGTACGATCTTGGGCTAGGGCTGCTGCAATAGCCCCAGAATCTCCGCCACCAATTTTAGACAACGGAACCTGATGTGCGATCAAAATATCATCACGATTTTGCTTACGATATCTTTCAAATGAGCCCTCTTGTACCCCATTTTCAATCGGCTCCATCTTAAACTCTACCTTATTTGTATCTGTATCTCCTGGAAGAGGAATATATAGAGTTCTGTGGTTTTGCCCCTTAAGTCCAGTTTGTAAAAATCTAAACATCTTATCTTCTGCATCAGCAGATAGTTTTGCACCCTTAAGCCAAACAACATATCTAGGCACTGCCTTGTTTCCAAAATAATCTATGTTGTATTGTGCTGCTAACTGATCTCCCTGCAAAGATGTAATTGCAGACATTATGTCTGGAACACCATAAAATGTGTTTAATGGTGAATATTGTTTAAAATGAATTATTTCATTTGGTCTAGCATCATCGGTTACTGGATTTGGGTTAGTTGCACCAAAATTACGGAAATATACAACCTTGTTTCCAATAATTTGTAGATAGCCATCACGCAATCTACGAACACGAATTGTGGTTGCTGGAATGTGTCCAACGTATCCAATTTCTCCAGTTACGGTTCTTCCTATTTCTAAATAACCATTTCCTGTAGCCTGAACATCTGTATAAACTTTTTCCATTGTTGTTGTAAATGAGTCATCATCATTTAAGGATTCAAGCCAGTCACGCAGTTCTATTTTTGCTCTTTCAATTCGATTACGTGCACGACCAACAGCATCTCTATCACTTGAAGATTCTAACTTCAACATGGTTCTTGGAGAAATTTCAAAGTCGTAGCCTAAGCCCACGATGTTTTCTACTTTTGCATCGATTGCTGCATGGTTTGCAAAAGATGTATCGTAATAGTTTGCTAATTCATATAAATTCCATGGTGGTGTAATAACATCAAACAAACCATAACCATTTCTATATACAGTGCCAGGATTAATTTCTTTAGATTGTGCTCCGTTAATACCAGCCTGATTTGTTCGTGCACTATCCATGTATGCCTGACCAGGCTCATTTGCTTTTGATATTCTTGCTGCTCTACGTTTAAAGTTATTGTCCAAACCAGATAAAGACTTTAAGTCTTCCCAACTTTTATTAAATGGATCTGCCTTTACAAAAGAGTCATCTTGCTGAATCGCATTATCAATTCTTGCGCCTATAATATATTCATTTTCTTCTGACATTAGTCTTGTGCTCCATAACGCTTAATTGTTTGTTGTGCTGCATGCACTGCACCAAGATCGTTTAGATTTGGGATTAGACCCTGACGCATTCTCTCTTGCTGTTCCGCATATTCTTCATCCGAGATTCTGTTTAATCCAGCAAAAAATATTGCTTCTCCGTCTGGCTCACCATAATGTGCTGCAGCCTGTTTTAATTCTGCAATTTTGGCGATATCACCCTTCATGGCTGGTATATTTAAGACATTTCCTTGTCCATCTGTAAACCACTTACCATTTGACTTTTTCCAAACATAAACACCCCAGTCATAGTTCTTGTCTATGACTTTTATTTTAGTTTTACCTATATTTGGCTTTTTAGGGTCTTTCATAACCACAAGTATACCATACTATACGGCATTTTGGATCTTTGACTGCCACGAAATATCTGCATAGACCTTATATTGATACGAGTTTAGCCTAAACTCTCTTGTATCGTCAACTATAATTTTATTGGTTCCTGTATAACTTTTATAAATATCTGATGGTTTTACACCATAATAAGATGTTGTTGATAGGACCAATACACCCTGCCAAATATATGCAGACTCCCAGTACTGCCAGTCAAACTGTAACCCGCCGTCTCTTTTAACCCTAAACCATGGCCTTTCTATAACATTTTGAACTTCCTGAAGGTTAGTTGATTTATAATGCGAAACAAGATTAACAAGAAGAGGCCCATTGATTTTAATAGAACCAACATAGTTACTAAAATCTAATAAACTAGAAAATGAAATACCAAGCATAGACCATTCTTTAACAGTTATTGTTGGATCCTTGACTATTTTTCCATTTAGATAAAATCCTATGCCCTCTTCCACTTGTCCAGTCTTTGCATTAATTGCATATATTCTTGCTCTCTTTCCGTCTGGATGTGATGCAACCATAAAAAATTTAATTAGATTATCCTTGCTTTCTATTTCAAAGATTTGTGTTGGTGCATATGGGAAAAAGTCTTCATCAAATCTAATTGCTGCTTGCATAGCCATCACTTTATAATTTGATGCAGATCCAGGATTTATGGGAACAAATATTCCTCTATTTATAACTGGGTCATATTGACCACGAACCTGAATGCCAGAATATCTTGTTAAATAAAGATATGGAGAACTTCCCTTGTATATAGTAAAAGGATTTTGATTTTTAAAATCATAGTAAAACCCAGTTTTTCTATAAGGATAAATTGGTACAGCAAATCTTGTTCCAATTTCATTTGGCGATACATCATTAAATGCCTGAGAAGCAAGTTGTAATTTTTTAACTTGAACCTTATTCTTTAAAATATTCTTAACCTTAAAGTTTAGTTCTACAACAATAGACAAGTCCTCAAACTTTGCACCCCTTGGTGGATATATAAGCATATTGTCTACAATCTCATATTTTGTTTGAACCCAGTCATCTTGTGGATCAATGATTCCATTTTTTGGTGCTAGTTCTTTGTTTATAAAAAATGAATCTGGTGCATTAGCACCTGTTGCTATATACTGAAATGTTATGTATGACTTAACCAAAGAATTTGACGTATCGTATTTATAATTTTTTTGAGATCTATTTTTTAAATCTTCGTAATTAAGGTATCCTGTAAATAGATGGTTATCTAACGACTCATACGTTCTTAGAATTGGGTTTGAATACTCAGAGTGTAGTTCTCCGTAATTCCATGTACCTTCTGTTTCTTGTTCTAAAAATATTGATGGTGCTGGATAATTTAAATTAAACTGTATAAAATCTAAATCGTAGTATGAATCACCTCTTGCATCTGTTACATACTTTGCAAAATAAGAAAGCGGTATTTGATCTTCCCAGGTTCCCTGGATATCTATACCTAAAGAAAACTTGTTAAAATCAAGAACTGGTGAAAGTGTATAACTTGCAGTATGAAGATCTAATGTATTGCTTGCAAAAGATGTTGGAGATCCTCCATCTAATATATATAGCCAAAAATATTGATTGGTTCCATAATATTCTCCAGCATCATAGTCTACTTGAGAGGAATATAGGTTGAAGATATTTTCAAAATCTGCTGGAATTCCTAATGTAGAATTAAAGACGTGCGAAATTGGTAAAAAGTTTTTGCTACTACAAAATCCAACATGATAAATATTTCCATCAAAAGTGTTAGTTAATTCTTTACAACCACCTACATATAATTTTGCTGAAGAAAGATTACCAAAAAATGATGTTAACCTTCCTCCAAAACCAGAAATAAAAGTTGGTACATCAATTCCAGCAACAAAGTCCTCGCCGACAGATATCGGATTTGAAGTATATATAACATCTATCTGATCAACTACAGATCCATTTTCCTGAACCTTTTCATATTTATGTAAATACTTTATTTCATTTCCAGAAGCAGTTGTGCTTGGAACAAGTTCAATACTGAAATATTCTTTTGTAACTGAGTTGTCTATTCTAAATAAAATTTTGGTTCCGCTAACATTCAATGCTTTAAAGATACCATAAAATGCCTTTGAAGATGTTAGCAATGAAATATCATTAAACAGTAAGTAGCCAGTTGTAGTATCCCAGCCTGATGGCTTAAGTCTTAGATATAAGTTATCTTCTGTTGGAAGATTCTTACATGCAGCATACAACTCTTCTGTTGTTTTATTACTTAAAAATATTTCTGGCAAAGAGTATTCTTTAGTTGTTAAAAAATTTTTATTAACAGATAGGTTGTCTATAGATGCCTGAGACCAAGATCCAAGGTCTGGATACATATAGTTATTTGCATAATCGGCAAAAGGATAATCTATAAACATAGAGGTTCCGCTATATGATGCATTAATATTTTCTGGTACCTCGACTCCTTGTCCGTATACAAACCTTCTTTTTGCAACTAAAGATGGAACTGGATAAGAATAAATAGATACACAGTCAACCTCTATTGGGGTTACATCTTCGTAAGCGTAAAAGCCCAACCAATCTTGAGTCTTTCCCTGGTCTGAAAGTATATCTGGAAAAGAAAGATCTGATGTAATAATATTTAATGATATAACTTCTTCCCCATTAATCATTAATGAGGCAGTATTGTTACTATATTTAATATGAACAATCATGGGCCTTGTCCATTCTCCAATATAATGTGATGCAAAATTATTACCAATTTTTAGTAATATAAACGGTCCCTCAACATATAGTCCGTCTGTTGATGCTATTGGCCCAAAAATTCTTTTTCTTGTAAATGAATCAGAATTTACTCTT